CGGAGCAACTGCAGAAGGCACAGTGACCAACGTCTCGTTGATAAGCAAGTTAGATCCAGGTTGCAATGCAGCTCCGACCACAGAGTTGGTGCCTTGTACTGTGAACCAAGAATTTTTCCAAGCATCTGATCCTACCAACACCCAAACATTGTCTGTATTTTTATAGTAATTTTGATTGTTCAAACTCACTGCACTCACAGCATAATCACCGATACTGCCAATTGTAGCCAGTGGGGTGTAATCGCCACCAGCATAATTGACTACATCTGCTGTGTCTGTGATCACAATGGGCACTTGATTGGTAAATGTTGCGGCTGTTTGATCCCATTCAAATATTCCCCACAAACTTTCTGTAGTATCCAACCAGTAGGTGCCATCATTGGCGTTGCCGGTGGGACGACTCAAACTTGCAGTCAACTCAGTCAAGTCAATGTCCACACGTTGCACATAGGCACGGTTTGTAACGCCCAGTGCAGAGTATGCTGCCAACAATCCGTACTCGTTGAGTTCGTAACCATTGATAGGTGTGCCAGTTGTGGTATTGTAGAAGAATGGCACACCAAATGTGGCTGCCAAATCTCTCTGACTAGTAATGAGATAAGTTTTGTTTGCGTTGGCAGCGGTTGTACCGGCTGCAACGCCTATGCCAGCTGCATCAGCTTTGTTTTGTGCTGTTGCTACTAGAAAATAAGGGACTGTGTTGACAGCAGAAGGAATATATTGACTCTCGTCATTTACTATTACTTCTACGCCTGGTGATATTAGTGCCATGGTTGATTCCTTTTCAAGTTATTGATATTTATTGGTATATCCAAAAAAAGGGGTTTTACACTGCCCTTTGGCCAAGGTCCAGGTGCTAAATACTGTATGAGACCCATTTGTCCAGCCTGCAATCAACGCCCTCGAGCAGTCAATTACATCCGAGAAGAAGTAACACACTATCGCAGTAGATGTGAGACTTGCCAGCGCAAAGGTCGCGGCATCAAACCTAGAGAACCACGTTGGAAGTCAGCAGGATACAAGAAAAAACCCGCATGTGATAGATGCGGGTTTCGAGCAAGATTTGCCAGCCAGTTACTGGTGTATCATGTGGACGGCGATCTCAACAACACTGCACTGAGAAACTTACGCACAGTTTGCCGTAACTGTGTGGAAGAAATAGCCCGGACTGAAGTTACTTGGCGGGCGGGTGATCTCGAACCAGACGCTTAATTAGACACAAGTCGCTTGACCTGCTGATACAAATCATCTAGTGTGCCGTTGTTGTCTAGTATCACATCAAATTGAGTGCCTACCCAGGCAGTTTCTGAGTCATGCACCCCCAACTGTGCCAGTCGGCGACCGCTGAGTGACCAGGTTGAATTGCCGTCAGGTCCTCGATTTCGACTCACAGCCGCATCATACCACTCGGGTTCAGGACCGCGGACCACACGCACCACCATGCCGCCTGATTGTTTGATGGCACGGATTTCATTGGGAAATCTGCAATCGCTTATGACCACATCATCCCGGCTGTTGCGCAGTTTGTTTTCCAAGCTGGCAATCCAGATGTCATCGTGGAAGCCTTTGCGGCATACTTCTGTACCCCATTGTTGTAGAATGAATCGTGGTGTCAAGTGTGGTATGCCCAAGCGTTCGGCCCACCATGGGTCCACTTGTTCACGCCACTCACGGGCTTGTTTTGTGCGCCCTTCCAGCATGGTTCTGTCCCAGCCAAACACCTGTGCCACAGCGTCTTTCAGTGTGTTGGCAAAACTTTCTCTGCGGAAGTGATGTAGATTCACAAGATAGTCTGCAATGGTATCTTTGCCCGAGCCAATAAATCCACAAATTCCAATGATCATGCCAGTTCCTTGATGTTCAAATGAGCCAAGGTTGCTTGCAACATGTCAATTTGTCGTCGGCAGTCTTCCAGCGCATGATGGCTGGTAGGCGGCTTGGGCAACCCTGGATACAGCTTATATACCGTTCGTGCATCACAAATCTTATAATATTGCCAGGGCAAGGGTTTGTGATAACTCTTGTAGGCATGCTCCAGTATATTGGCATCGTAGGTGGGACCATTCATCCAGATACGATTGCACTTCCAGCATAACTTGTGCAGTTCATCTAGTGCTTGGTCCAAGGGGATACGACCCACCTCATTGAATGCTTCATCACGTGCGGCTGCAGGTTGTGTGGCCCACCAGTCTATGGTGCCTTGTTCAATGGTACGGTTCTCTTGGCTCTCAAGATCAACTCGAGCATAATACTTGTGCTCGTAGTAGCCAGTGCCAAAAGGGTCAAATGCCTGTGCCGCAATGGTTAAAATTGTAGTCTCAGGGCCTGTTGCCAAACCTTCAATGTCGATCATTAAGTCGATTTTGATTCTCCAGGTACTTGTGTACAAGGATTATAGCACAATTTTAGATAAAAGTGTGTGCAGTTTAGCCAATAACGAATGTAAGAGGCTGTGAACCGTCCACATACATTTTGAGTTGTTCAAGTAAGCTATCCATTTCCACTTTGGCTTCGGCCTTCATGGCTGCACCGTTTAGGCTACCGCCACCTTGTGGGCCGGCGATAGTGCCAAATTTCTCACGTGCTTCGCCAATGATCATTTTGCAGTTGGCCACCATGTAGTCTTTGATCCATTGTTGTATTTGGTGATCGCTCAACAGGTTGAATTCAGGTTTTAGGTTGTAGGTCCACAACAACACAGTTTCTCCTGATCCTTTGGGATCACGGATCAGTTGCAGTTTCTTTGTCACAGGATTCCAAGTGTAGTTCATGTAAGCACCGAACATGCGTCCTGCCAGTTCAATATACTGACTGTAGAAATCATAAGTGGCTAGTCCACCTGCCACATTGAAGTTCATCAAGTAAACGTTGATTGACGCTTGTGCAAACGGGTCAAAGTTTGATGCAAAAGGTCCTGAACTGTCGCCAAATGTTCTGCGGAATATTTGACGCACACTGATAACTTCTTGCGGCAGTTCGTAGATGTTGACATCTTGCACCAACTGCATAAAACTGTAGCTTTCTTCGTAGGCATTGTTGGCACGTTGGCGGTAAGTGCCAATGGTTTTTTGATAGGCCGCTTCGTAGTGTGAGGGGTCTAGTTCTAGGTCAATGATATCACCGCCTAACTGAAGCTTGACATACTCGATCAAGTTTTGCTTCAGTGTGGGCAGTGATTGTTGTTGCTGTTCTGGCATGTGGGACTCCAAGTCCCTGTATTTACCAGGCTTTGAGCACTACCAGGTTCTCAGTACCGCGTCCGTTGAACGGAGTTTCAGTTGTGGTAAGGTCTTTGTAGATCTTACGTGCGGCTGGCTTGCCTGCGGCTTGCACTGCTTTGACAACATCTGCTGGCTTGCGCACAGTTTTTTGCATGGTCTCAATGGTACTGAAACCAATAATGCTGTTGCTTTTAACAGTGAATGCCTGTGTATGGCTGTCAGCCACAAGGTGGATCAACTTGCGCTTCTTGGTGTCATACAACCAGGCTTCGGCTTTGTCCACAAGACTTGCGGCTGGTAAACCTTTGAGCTTGAGTTCGGCAAATTCCAACATGACCTTGAACTTTGCGGCACGTTTCTCAGGTGGCACTGACTTGACCTTGCGTGGCTTGCGTTCTACTTTCTTGATCTGCACATAGGCACCGCAGTCATTGATCACTGCTTCGCAAAACTTCACAATGTTGCGCATTTGGATCTTGCTGAAGTTGCTGTAGCCTTCTACAACCTGTGCATCCTTGCCTTCAATTGCAGTTTCAAACTCTGACAGTTTGTGCTTCCACAAGTTAGCAATGTCCGAAATCATTTGTGGAGCCACGTTCATGCCACGTATCACAGAGATTGGTTTGTAGTCTGCTGACATCTTGGCACCAGCAATCACAAACTCGTCAAACATGCCGTCCAGTTCACCAGCACATTCTGATACCTTTTCACGCAAGCGATCTTGAATGTTGGGCTTGGCCGCCACAGGTACTGCTTCTGCTACCACCACTTCGGGCTCACGTGAGTTTAGGATTTCCTGAATGTAGCCCTCTAGTCGAACTGTCTCAGTGTCTGTGAGTTCCAAGCCCACCATGCTCATGCGGCACAACCAAGCAGTGGTCAATCGAATAGAATAATCAGGCACGCCTTTCAGCGCACGGACATCTGCTTTGCGTCCGTGATGCTCTAAATAAGCCACCAGCATCTCACGAGCATCCTTCTTGCCATAAAAGTAATTGTACCATGAAAAGGCAGAACTCATTTGGCTGGTGCGATCGTCTATGGGTTGCACACGCCATGTGGGTTCCAACCCTGTGTATTTGGTATCAGGACTGCGAGGATTCAGTGGCTTGACAGCGGCTCGTGTTGCGTTCATTTGGGCTCCTGGTAAATTTATACGTAATTATAGCAGAACAGGATTAATTGGTCAACCCCTGCAAAGGTAAACCCAAAGTACTATAAATATACCATGCCACGCTTATCCCTATTCCGCCCCAATCGCACCAGAGATTATCAATTTTTGGACCGCACTATCAGTGAAATGTACACTGTGGGCGGCTTGGACATTTATGTTCACAAATACATGGGACCGCAAAGTGGCGGCAATGACTCAGCATTGAGTGGCAATTTTGATGCCACACAGCCCATTTACGAAGCAGTGGATGTGCTGAACATTCAAGACTTGCTGTTGCTGGAAAACCGTGATAGAATATACGATCCAGATGTGTATGTCATGCGCGGTGTGTACAACACACAGGACGTGGACTTTGATTTGACACAGTTTGGTTTGTTCTTGAACAACGATACCATATTCATGACGTTTCACTACAACGACATGATTGACACATTTGGTCGCAAGCTCATGAATGGTGATGTTATTGAGATTCCCAACTTGAAAGACTATCATCCGCTGAATCAAAACATTCCGCGGGCACTGCCTAGATATTATCAAATTCAAGACGCCGACTTTGCGTCAGAAGGATTCTCAGTCACTTGGTTGCCTCACTTGTGGCGTGTGAAGTGTACACCATTGAAGGATCAACAAGAATTCAGCAACATCACAGACAAGCCGTTTGTGGCAGAAAACATCTGGGATCCTGGCAATTTTTATCCTTCAGGTACCATTGTCAATCAAGGCGACAACTATTATCAAGCACAGGTCAATGTGCCTGCTGATACAGACATAACCAATATCAACTTCTGGGCGCCGTACACACCCAATACCATCAGCGATGTACAAGGCACACGAGTCAAAGACTACGAAATCAACGACGCTATCTTGGCACAAGCAGATGCCGAAGTGCCGCTGTCGGGCTACGACAACACCACGTTCTACATTGAACCTACTATCAACGGCGAGCCGGCTAATCCTACCAGCTTGACTGCTGATGAAACTGTTACTGTGGATGGCACACAAGGTGGCATGGCTGTGACTCCTACTAGTGCGGGATATGCTGAGGGTTATCTTACTGGTGGTGGCACAGCCCCCAATGGTATACCAGTGACTCCAGCAGTGAACTTCCCGCCTAATCCAGTGGCTGGTGCTTATGTGTTGCGCCTGGACTACAAACCCAATCGCTTGTTCCGTTATGATGGCGCACGTTGGGTCAAGGTCGATGACAAGGTTCGCACTGATCTTAACAATGGGCCAACAAATAAAACACTGCGTAGTGGCTTCGTAAATAACACTGCTACTGTCAGCACCAAAGACCTGGGCAACATTCCAAGTCGTCAGAGTTTGAGTGAAATACTTAGACCACGTGCGGACAATGGCGACCAAGGTGGATTCTTGCCACCTGGCACCTAACTGGGAGAACCCAAATTCAGCAATTTTTTTATGACGCTCAAATACGCAGATTCTTACTGCAATTTACCAGAATCTTTTCTGGATTCCAAATTGAGTACGGCAACGAAACTGACGGAGTAAATGCTGCCGCATTGTTGCGTGTGCCTGTTCGTTATGGTGACGCCAGTCGCAATGCTCAAACCATCATACAAGAAAACAGTCGCAACAGTTTGCCATCTACCCCGTTGATGACTTTTTATATCACTGGACTGGACTACGAGCAAAGTCGCATGCAAGATCCTTACTTTGTGAGCAGAATTAATGTGCGGCAACGCACTTATGATCCTGCTACAGAAACTTACGAAACCACACAAGGCAATGCATTCTCTGTGGAACGATTGATGCCTGTGCCATTCAAGCTCACAATCAACTTGGACATTTGGACAAGCAATACCAATCAAAAGTTGCAGTTGTTGGAACAGGTACTCACACTGTTCAATCCCAGTTTGGAAATTCAAAGCACAGACAACTACATCGACTGGACCAGTTTGAGTGTGATGTACCTGGATCGCACAGTGTGGAGCAGTAGAAGCATACCCATTGGCACAGACAATCCCATTGACGTTGCCACACTCACATTCAGCATGCCTATCTGGATATCACCTCCAGCCAAGGTGCTGAAACTGGGTGTGATTGAACGTGTGATTGCCAGCATGTATGACGCACAAGGCGATTTGAACAATGCCATTGACAACGAAGATTTGTTGATGGGCACTAGACAAGTTATCACACCGTTCAACTATGCCACTGTGTTAATTGGCAACAAACTACAGTGTTTGCAACAAGTATCTTTAGCTGACGAGCCCGGCAATGACACTCTTGCACCCACAGAGATTGTGCCCGATTCAAACCTGTTATGGCCAGCTGTGATTGACTTGTATGGTTCTCTACGTCCTGGCATCAGTCAGATACGCTTGATACAGCCCGACGACACAGAAGTTGTGGGTACTATTGCACTGGATCCTAACGACGACAGATTTTTGTTGTTTGATGTGGACATTGATACCACACCACAAAATACACTTGACCCTATCGACGCTGTGATCAATCCTTTAACTTCTGGACCGCGACCTGAAGATTCAGTGCTGGAAGGAGTGCGTTATTTGCTTACAGAAGACACAGGATCCTTAGACAATCCCAATCCAGCAAGTGCTTGGCAGGGTGCCAATGGTCGTGGACTTGTAGCACAGGCCAATGACATCATACAATACAGCAACAACTACTGGCGTGTGGTGTTCCGTGCTAGTACAGAAACCGACACAACACAATATGTTAGCAATCTTACCACTGGTATTCAGTATCGCTGGGTCGGCGATGCGTGGATCAAGAGTTATCAAGGTGCATATCCGGGAGGCACCTGGAGGATCGTACTGTGAAAGCCGTGGGAGTTTGGTTTCGTAGCAGTGCCACCGGACGCTACTTGTATTTGTTACGCAATGACACACGACATCCTGGATCCTGGGGACTGCCTGGCGGCAAAGTAGAAACAGGTGAAACCTTGCTGGGCGCCATGGAACGTGAGTGCATTGAAGAACTGGGCTCAATGCCCGAATATCAACGCCTGGTTCCACTAGAAAAATTCACATCATCAGATGGCCAGTTTGAATACAACACCTGGGTGTGTGTTGTAGCAGATGAATTTGTGCCTGTGCTCAACGACGAACACATGGGCTATGCCTGGATTGATCGTGGTCAATGGCCCAGACCCATGCACCCTGGCTTGTGGTCAACTGTGAACATTGAAGCAGTACAAAGCAAGATAGACACTGTGGAGCGGTATCTTGCTGCTGGCGTTTAGGCCTGGCTTTCCTGGAAACTCAACTGAATCTCACCTACTGGACTGGATTGTGCGCCCAATGCTGTAATCACCACGGCCAACACTTCTGGTCCATTGGGATAGGTGCCTGTGCCTGGGATTGAACTTTGTCCAATCTGCTTGATCTGTGTTAGATCCAGGTTGTTGACACCTGTGGCCTGAATTGGAATGGCAAACAAGCGTTCACCACCGGTTATGTCTGCTGATACCGCAGCCACTGTCAAGTTCAAGTCGTTGGTTGGACTTGATCCGCCCAATAGGTTACCAGTAATTTTCACAGTGTCGCCCACAGCATATCCTGTGCCAGGATTTTGAATACTGATACTTGTGGTATTGGTAGCATAGGTTGTTCGTCCTGCACTCAACTGCACGGTCACGTTGGCCGCCGAGCCCGAACTGGACACGTTGGTCAATGCCAGGCCGGCAAACGTTTTGACTGAACCTGACAAAACCATGGTTCCCGAACGAGAGAAACCGCCAGTTGTGTTCAACGGAGCAGCCTGCACACCACCTGTGGTTTCGTTGTTGTATCGCGGTGCCACAGCAAACTGTGTAAAACTAGGTTGGAAACCACCACCAGCATTGTTCAAGCCAGCCCACGCAGTATTGGCAGAGTCAATGTTGTTGGGATTCAAAATACCTGTGACCAAGTATCGTCCTGCGCTCACATTCACGGTGAGTGTTTCTAGTGTCAACTGCGCACGATTAATCAGGTCACGTTGGCCCAGGTCGCCAATAATACTGTTTGAAACACTGGGAGCCAGGCGCATCAAGAACGCAGTTTGGCTGGCACCAGTTGTGGCTGGTAAACCATAGTTGCTTCTGTTATAGGTAAATGAGAAGCCCTCGTCACCGTTGAAGTTACCGTCCATGATAACTGCACTACCCCAGTGACTTACCAGTGGCACACAGGTGTTAGAGATCAATATTACACCTGCATTGTCTGCATGGCTGGTGGCCGCACTGCTGGTATAACTGCGGCTTTGTCCTTCGGCCCACTGCGTGAATGTTGCAGCACGGGTGCAACCAGTCAAGTCGTTGCCATTCTTGCCTGAATACTTAATGACTTCACTGTCAATCATCACATACGAAGGATATGTAACTGAGGCCGGAGGATAGTCTGTGGCATCTCTCAGTGTAATTGTGGTTTGACTGTCTGTGATAGCACCGTTCAATGAGTTCACTGGAGTTTCGTTGATGGCTTCGTAACGTGCAGGCAAGTTACCTGAACGCATGTAGGCTTCATTACTCAAGTTGTTGTTGGGACGTCTGTGTGCCCAATTAAACTTGCCATCCTGTCCGCGCAACATCCAGATAACTGTACCAGCACCGTACCAGGAATATTCCAACGCATACATCTGCATTTTACTGGCGTCAAGATTGAAGCCTGATGCGCCTGTGCCGTTGAGTGGATCAATGTTGAAGTCTTGTTGGCGCACACGAATTTCGTTGCGCAAG